CTGCACGGCGTTGACGTTGTAAATATCACCGTCTTCCGTGAACGCCACGAGAAAGTTTGGAGTCTTGATAAGAAGTCGCTGATGGGCGACTCCGCCTTCCCATTGAGCGGCTTGATAGCCCCAAAGGCTCGTGTCTGAGTTCGTATCGTCAAGGATATACGCCTTGCGCTTACCGAATCCAATGAACCGATCACCAAAGACGGTCCCCGCCACGATCCCGAAGCCGTCTCCCGTCTCGATATCTATCTTGACGACGCCCGTCACGTACTCTTTACCGTTCCCACTGGCCGAAAGATAAAGCGAATGCGGGTTGTTGGGGCAGCCAAAAGCAATCATCCTCTCAGAAGCGCCTCGCCCATGCTTGATTCCGTATTTGGGCCGGTTGCTTCCCGACCAATCGGCGGCCGGGTTCGTGACGGCGGACGTGGATGCCGCCGAGCCGTCCCAAAACTGCGGCACCGTCGCACCGTCAAAGATATAAAGCGTGTTGTCCATGACCTCGAACCAATACTTGTTCGTCGTGGACATGCCCGTCTTAATCGTCGTCGTGAAGTTCTTGTAGACAGCCCCGTCATTCCCCGCGAACATGAGGAACTGGTTTCCGTTCACAAGGCGAAAATCAAAGAGCCCCATGATCTGAGGCGTTCCCATAACGGCGGTTGAGTTGACTTTGGCCGTCCCGCCGCGCTTGGCCCGCCCACCGTCTTGAAGGGCAATATTCTTGGTTGGGAAAACCATGGACTCAGGCTTAATAAGATCCAGGTTCGGCGAGTTGTTATACCCGCCCGGCAAACACGGAATGACGTAAGTAAGGCCGTCGTAGCTCATTAGTCCGTGATCCTCGCCTGAAGGTTGCTGTTGTCGCTATGGAATTCCAACTCACGAGCTGCCAATTCGCGGAGCATGGCCTGATAGATGGCCTCTTGCTCGCGGTAGCGTCTGTCGCTCTCCCCACTGAGAAGCCACACATAGACGCCCTGCGTTAGGATGCCAGCCCAATTACGCAGGATGACGTTATAGATCGAGGCGGAAAGGTCCACTCGAAGAAGGTTTGCATAGTAACGGCGCATGATGCCGTACACCTTGTCAGGTGTTGGCGAGAGTTCGTAATACCCTTCCGAGCCGGACCCCAACGGGAAGTATTCCAAGGGCCTGTCCTTAAGACCCTGCAAGCGGTAGCGGTCGCGCGTCTGAATATCCCGCTTATTGACTTCATAGGAATACAAGCCGATCAAGTATCCGTCACCCGCGGCCGGCGTGGTCGTCCAATTCTGAGCCATGGTCGCCACTTTGGTTGAGGCGTTATAATCATCGATCTGCCGCCCCTGGTTGACTCCGGTTCCAGACGTGATAATGAGCATGGCCCCCTCGGCGTCTCCCTGAACGATGGATTCCGAAGACGCGAGGGTCGCCGTCCCGGTGGCGGCGGTCTGAAGCGTTGATCGGCTGGGACCGTCGAATAGCGTCATGTCATAGCTCGTCTCAAAGTCCGTCGGATTGGAGACGCGGGAGACGCCGGCGCGGGTAATGTCAAAACGGGTCGTTATGAGGGACCGCCACTTCTTTCCCTTTATCCAAATATCGCGCTTGACCTTCTCTATAGCCTCGCTCGTGGCCGTCGTAATCTGTCCAGCCGTGGGGGTAATATTGGCCCATCGGCGATAGGCTTCCGTGATAATGGTCGTGGCCGTGGGTTGAGTGGGCTCAGCCATTCTTCATCTCCTCGCACTTGGGACAATCTTTCGTATAGCGTCCGAATCGCCCCTTGCCCGTGCATCCTTGGGAATGCACTATCTCAACAACAGAAGAGATACCGGAGGGCACGACGGGAGGGGCTTCCGCGCTTTTCTTCGGCTCAAGCGTCTCCGAGTTCAAATCGAGGAGCCTTCCGTTGGGGGCGTCATAGACTTTCCCGTCTTCGACGTAGTACCTTGCAAAATCCTTACCGACAAAGTGACCCACGACGGGCCTCCTTCCATTGCGCGTAAACCTTCTCCATGGCGTTCAAAATCTTCTCCGGGCGTAGATGCGCCATGCATACGGGCGATTTCACGGCCTTGTTTACGGGGCACTCATCAAGGCTATAAATCAGCTTGTGGCAAGGATGACAGGGGGCTTCCCGCTCCTCAGCCTCCACCGGATAACAGTTCTTCCAATGCTTGCTTAGGTTCTCATGGGACGAATGTGAAAGCATGACGATTTTGGGCGTCTCAAAGCATCCGGCCGCGTTCAGGACGCCGGTTTCAGGTCCTACGACGAGGTCTGAATACTTGGTCATAATGAATGACTTCCGGATTCCCCAGACGCCAGAACGTCTCTTCGCGTGGGGATGATCGAACTCCAGAAGACGGCAAAGCTGCTCGCCCACTGTAAAAAAGACCGCGTCCGAATGCTGGTCAAGAAAGGCTTTTGCCACAAGTTCCGCGTATGGATACGATTTGTGGACGGAAGACCCCGACAGAGACCAGAGGACAAGGAACCGCCGGGCATGTTGTTCACGAATCATGCGCCCCCATCGCTCTTCCTCAGGACTAAAGAAGAGTTCGCCGTTCAGCCCTTTCATTCCCACGAACCCGCCGATTTCAAGTGTCCGGTCGTAATAGTTCACGTCACAAGCCAGGTGCCGTTTCAGCTTGGGCCAAATATACTCTTCGTCTGCCTTCGTCTTTAAAAGGCCCTTTTCAATGGACCCGCTCAAGTTGACCACTCGGTCATACCCTTTAGCGAGATTTGCCCAGTGTTCATCCAACTTCTCATTCGGTACGGAATCGTCTTCATGTAAGAGAATGTCGTCCACATGCGGGTTATGTTCAAGGACGGCCTTCCCGCGCGGATTCACGTTCGCGGTCGTGTGCCAACCCGCCTCTTTATAAAGACGGAAGAGAGGGGAGGTCATGACCACGTCTCCGAACGCGCCCAGCCGGATAATTAAGACTTTCTTTTGCATGCGAGCGTTATAATCGCGTGGGGATTCTCAGGGTCACGGATTTCCCCTTCCTCGTAGTTGTGGTCGAGTATCTTGTAACCGGCATGATCCAGAATGACGGTCAGGCTCGGCAGATCAAAGTAATGGATATGCTCGTAGGGCCTATAATGCCGCCACTGGCGGATATCACCACGGACTGACTCTAGATTCGGCGTGGAAAGAAAGACCCACTCGGCATCGATCTTCTTCAGCGCGGCGACGGGGTCCGGCAGATGTTCAATGACATCCCACATCGTCAGAATGTCGATCTTCTCAGTCGGGATTTCTGTAAATCCGCAATGCGGGTTCACGTCATAGCCGAAAGCCTTGTACCCGTTCCGAGTTGAAAGATGGAACGCGCCGGAGGCGCACCCGTAGTCCAGAAGGGTCAAATTACCATGGCAATGCTTCTCGATAAGCGCCCACCGGGAGGCGTAAATACGCCGCCCGATCTCCGTGTTGGCTCTTTCAGCAAACCGGCGATGGTATGCGGCGTCGTAAATATTCGTGTACATGATCCACCTTCTGTAAGATTTCGTCGTAATCGAACCGTTTGACGCAGGCGGGGTACAGGGCCTCTCCCTTGTCGTCGTAGACCATGCTCTCGCAATCCTCTGCCGTATGTATGGCCCTGTGGCAGGGAGAGCAACCGATTTTCGCCTGCATCGAGAAATCGTTCTTGTGGTACTTCGTCGTCTGAAAGATACTCGATGCCGTGCAGAGCATGACCTTGGGCGTTCCCCACATCCCTGCCGCAACCATAAGACCCGTTTCTCCGCCTATCACCATGTCCGCTTGCTTAGTCATGAGGATGACTTGCTTAATCGGGGTATTGCAGGTATGTCTGATACGCTCGTGCTTCCAGGTAGCCTTTGTGAGACCAGCATCTCCGGCCAGATAGATAAAGGCGTCCGGATGCCTCTCAAGTATCTCTCGGGTCAGTCGGGGCATCTCATGATAGACCTTGTGGCATCGGCTCCCGGCGAAGGGAACGATGACGACGAACTGGTCTTTGTGCCGCTCGCGCCAGCGGTCCGCCCATTCCAACTGCTCCGGCGTGAAGTAAAGACCCTCAAGTTCCATCGTCTCGGGGATCGGAAGTCCGCATCTTTCGAAAACCGCTTCATAGAAGTTCCTTCCCCCAAATATCCGTTGACGCTCGATGACCGGCAGATGAAACTCGTCTTGGAAGCGCTCCGCGATGCATTGAACTTCGAGCGTCCCGTTGATGTTTAAAACACGGTCAGGCTTTAAGTCGGCAATCAACCTCTCTTGGCGCTCCTTAATCAATCGTTCAATCTGATCTTCCGGGTACCGTTCGAACTCGCACACGGTGATTCCCGTGAACCGGGGATCTCCGTGAAAGAGTTCGTGCCCTTTGATATTGATCTCAAGATGGATGTCATAGACCTTGAGCAATTCGTTGATGGCGGGGAGTGTGTATATCCAATCCCCGTAGGCGCGATACCCGATTAGTAGAAGCTTTTGTTTCATGAGAAAAACGGATTGGGCAGGGGGCCTTTCGGCCCCCCACCCTCACCGTCCCCTTAATTAACCCGGGAAGTCCTCCACCCAGCCCACATTGATAATCACCTTCGGGGTGGACGCTGCCGTCCCCGCCCCGTTCGTAATGACCAAGTGGTCTCCCGCCGCGAAGTCCGTGCTTGTGGGCGACACGCTGAACGCCGCATTGTTGGCGTTGGTGCCGAAGGCGTTGGTGCCGAACTGCGACACCGAACCCGTCCCCGCAAGCGATTTCCCGAACTTCAGCGTAGGTCCCGCCGCCGTGCCGCCGGTCATGGCGACAATGCGGATCTTGTCGATGGTGCAAGCGTCCGTAATCGGAATACGGAAAAGCTCCGTATCCGAAGCCGCCGTCCCCGGAACGGAGACACCGGTCGAAGCGCCCACTACCATCTGCTGGCGAGTGTGAAACCTCGCGTCGTCGTACTTGTAAGAATCAGCCATTGGTTTTCTCCTTTCCCTGGATTAAGCGACTGCGCTGTCCCACTTGATGATGCGGGCGTTGGTGGCGTCCTCGCGGTCGATCTTCCAACCGCCGATGAAGTACCAGCCAATGCCCTTGGACCGACCGTAGTCCGTCTCAACCTTCATCCGGACGTGCTCGGGCTCCACCACGGCTTCACGGACGGTACCCTGTCCGAAGAAGTAGGCGTCCAGAGACAGCGTGCCGGGCCAGGTCTTGGCAGAGGTCGTCCGAGCCGTGGAGTTGTAGGTGTAGAGGGACGCGAACGTATCCTCCACGAACCGAACCCCGTAGTATCGGCCGATCTCGCCGTTCCACACCTTGTTGACGCCCGAGTCCGTGTACTGATTGATGGACTCAAGCGCGTCCTTCACGCCGCGAAGCGCCGTGGGGGACCCGATGCAGACGTAATCGCCGCCCGCCTGGGAATAGCCGGGGACATTGCGCCGACGGAGTTCATCCACGATGTTCTTGACGTGATACAGGTTGAGCGCAGACGTGTTGGTCGCGGTTGCCGTGCCGTTGGTGGTCAGGGCGTAGCCGCTGGCGGAGGTGCCGACGTAGCGGAGGAGGGTCGAATTGAACTGACGCTCAACCTCACCGTCCATCACCTTCACCATGTCGTCCATGAGACCGGAACGGATGATCTCTTCCACGTCGAACTGAGACAAGGCCTCAATTTTGTGCGTGAAGGGAATCGCATTCCCGTACTCCGTGACGGTCAGCGTGCCCCAGCTGAGGGACTGCTGCGTCTCGTTCATGGTCGCGGTTTCGACCAGCTTGCCGCCGATGGTGCTGACGTTCGCCACGCGAAGCCAGTTGACCGTCTCGCCCACCTGCTTGCCAAAGGCTTCCTTCAGAGACACGAACTGACGGTACTTGAGGAGCGGCTGCGCCTCGT